CGCTCTGAAGGCGTCGGTGCTGGAGGACATGGTGGAGGTTCTGGAGCGGATGGGGCTCTATGATCCCGCCCGCCACCACCAGACGGACAAGAAAATCGACATCCCCGGAGGCGGGGAGATCGACTATTTCCCCACCGACGACGAGCAAAAGGTTCGCGGCCGGTCCCGAGATCACCTGTGGGGAAACGAGGCCAACGAGATCCCCCTCGACGCGTGGCAGCAGCTTGTGCTACGGACGGAGGGGCGCATCATGCTTGACTTCAACCCCAGCCACGACGCCGAGCATTGGATTGTCGACCGGTACGAGGGCAATGAAAACGCCCGCTGGTACACGTCGACCTACGAGGACAACCCGTTTCTCCCTGACGAGCAACGCCGAGAGATCGAAAACCTGCGGCATACCGACCCGTGGGCGTGGAAGGTCTACGGCCTCGGCCAGCGCGCCCGCCCAGCCACCAGCATCTACCGCGACGTCGAGCCGCTGGAGGAGCGCCCCGACATCGACGTCTACGGCCTCGACTTTGGCTACAACGACCCGATGGTCCTCTGCGGCGTGAGCCGCCGGGACACGGCGCCCAAACCGACGCTCGACGTGTGGTGCCTCCTCCACGAGTCGCACCTCACGACGTCGGACCTCACGAGCCGCATGGACGAGTTCGGCGTATCGAAGACGCTCCCGATCATCTGCGACAGCGCGGAGCCGGACCGCATCGAGCAGCTGCAGCGGGCCGGGTACAACGCGAAGTCGTCGAAGAAGGGGCAGGGCAGCGTCAAAACCGGAATCGACTACGTGAAACAGCACACGCTCCGCATCGGCGGGCCGGAAGGGGACACCGCCAGGCGGGAGCACCGAAACTACCGCTGGCAGACGCGCCAGAACGGAGACCCGACCGACGAGCCGGTAGACACCGACGACCATGCGCCCGACGCCGTCCGCTACGCCGCGCACAAGCACTATGGGACGCCGACGCCGGAGCCCCACATTTGGTAAAATTCAGCACGCAAAACCATGAACGCTTACCTCCGCCGCTTTCTGGTGCATCTCGCCTACGCCATCCTGGCGTCGCTCGCCACTGCCGCAGGCGTCTACGGCTACGTGCTTGCCGACTGGGCCGGCGACCCGTGGCCCCTGTTCGTGCTTACGGCGCCGGTGTGGTCACTGCTTTACGCCGCCGGCCGCACCGTTTACGACATCAACACGCGCCGCATCGACCCCAACGCATAGACCGACCGACAGGTGCTACCCCATGAGCTTTTCCGATTGGATGAACGACCTCATCACCGCAGGCCCCGGCGGGCGCCAGGTGGAGACGGAGGGCGGGGAACTGCCCGCCCCGGCCGCCTCGTCGATCTACACGAGCCGACGGACGGGCTTTTTCGACCGGCAGGACCTGTCGGACAAGGAAATCTCCTACGCGTTTCGGGGCCGCCCCCGAGCCCTCACGGTCTACGTCGCCCGCAAGATGAGCCAGCACCTGCAGCAGCTCGTCGTCGAGCGGCGCGTGGAGGGGGAGCAGGACGAGTACGAGCCGGTGGATGACCGGGAGAGCCCGTGGATCGATCTCCTTCGGCGGCCCAACCACTTCATGGCGCCTGCGGTCTTCTACAACCACATGATGCAGCTCTACATCATCCAGGGGCACGTCGATTACCTGGTAGTGCGCGGAGACGTGAACGGCGCCCTGCAGCCGGTGGGCCTGGTGCCTGTGTACCCCGCGTTCGGCAAGCTGCGCCCCCTCTACGCCGAGGACGGGAGCGAGGAGGCGTGGGCCTTCTGGCTGTCGGGCGGGCAGCGGAAGGTGCTCGACCCGGCCAACGTGATGCGCATCAAGGAGCCGCACCCGGCCGCTCCCTGGCGCACGACGGGCGTCGTCGATGGCATGCGGCACGAGATCGACGAAGACGTGGCCTTGTCGGAGCACGGCAAAAGCCAGGCGGAGCGGCAGGGCATGCCCCGCATCGCCGGCGAAACCGACAAGAAACTCGAGAAGGAGGAAGTGAAGCGCCTCAGCCGCGAGCTCGCCGAGCGCTACCACGCCTCCATCCAGGACGACCATCGGGCGGTGCCGATCAGCCATCAGGGCCTGAAGGTCAAGGAGTTCGACTTGATCCCGCAGGACGAAACCACGAAGGAGCGGGAGTTCCTCACGGACCTCTTCTTCGACATGATGTGGGTCCCGAAGGCCCTCTTCAGCGAGGACGCCAACCGGGCCAACGTCAAGGGCGCTCGGCTGCAGTTCGCCGAGAACGTCCTCGACCCGACCCTTATGATGATCACGGGGCAGCTGGAGTTCGAGTTCGAGCGGCTCTTTGACGTGATGGACCCCGGCGCCCTGCGCATCAATTACCCGGACCCCCGCCCGATCGACAAGCAGGAGCAGGCCCAGATCCGCCGCACCCAGATCGAGAGCGGCCAGCTCAAGCCCGCGGATGTGCAGCGGGAGGAGGGGCGCGACGTCGACGAGGAGATGGACCAATACTACCTCAACCGCTCCACCGTGCCGGCATCGGCCCAGGAAGGAGGCGGCGGGGGTTTTCTCTAGGCTCCGGCGGTGGCGACGACGGAGCCCAACAAGCTGACGGCGACAGCCAAGACGGCGACGGCGGCGACAGCCAAGACGACGACCGGCAGGCCCCGGCCCGGGTGCCGCCCGGCACGCCGGTCTGCTGCGCCGAGACGGGGCTGCACGAGTACCCGGTCGGTCACGAGCGGCGGCGATACTTCCAGTCCGGATACGAGCGGCGCCGGGCGCTGCGGTTTCGGGCGCGGAAGGGGCGCTCCTTCTACCGGATGGATGAGGAGGAGCAGGAGGAGATCCTCGCCGCCGAGTGGCGGGCCGTCGAGGACGAAAAGCGCGACCCGGAGGAGGCGCTTCGCCAGCGCGTTGAGGAGGCGTTCCAGGCGCAGAAGGAGCGCACCCTGAGTGCGATCGACAGTGTGATGGAGGCCAATGATCCGGAGCGGGGCACCGAAGGTACACCGCCCGGCCAGCGAGCCGAGCCCGCCCTAACGGCCGAGTCGGTTTTTGACTTCGGGGAGGCGCTCGCGGACATGCAAGAGGCGCTCACGTCCGATGCCGTACTGGATGCGATCCGCATCGGTTTTGAGACCGGGGCGCTCCGCATCGACGACGAAGAGCTGCAGGCGGGCGTCAGCCGCGACACCGAGTGGGTGCGGGCCATCCTGGAGGAGCTGAACCAGCAAGCAAATGGAATCACCGAGGTTACACGACGCCGCATCAACGCCATTGCGGCCGACGTGGCGACCGACTCCGAGCAGGAGATCGAGGACGCCCGCCGCCGCATATCTGAGGAGTTTGAGTGGATGTCGGAGGTGCGGTCGAGGCGCATCGCCGCGACGAGCGTGCAGACGGCGTTTGAGACCGGGCAAGATGAGGCGTGGTCGCAGGCGGATCTCTACGGCAGCGCCTGGCTCTCGATGCGCGACAGCCGCGTGCGCAGCGGGCACCGGGAGGCCGACACGCAGAAGCGACAGCTGGGCACGCCCTTCGACGTGGCGCCCCGCCGTGACCGGCCGACCGAGGAGCTCAGTTTCCCCGGCGACCCGGAGGGCAGTGCCGGCAACATCATCCATTGCCGGTGCACCCGTAGGCCATTCAAAACGCAGGAGGCGTTTGAGGAGGCACCCGAGATCGATCCCTTTGACGAAGGCAGGCACCGACATGAGCGTGATGCCCAGAGACAACACGATCTTTGCAATCGAGACCCGACACTGGCGACTTGAGCGGTCTACGGCCGGATGGGGTGTTCGGCACCAGGGCGCTTGGTACGTCGACCCGATCCGTGGAGAGTCGCTTTTCGCCGCCCTGTGGACTGCATGGCGGATCTACAACGACCCTACGAACCCAAGCGGACGCTACACATGAGTGAAACCAGCACTCGTCAGCGCAGCAGAGAAGGCGACGACCGTCACCGCGTGCGGCGTGAGGTCATGGAGGAAACCCACCGCGTCCTCGATGGCGAGGCCGATGAGGTCCTGATCCGCGTGCGCCGGTCGGAGAAGGGCGCCGTGTACTCTGACAGCTACGAGCCGAGCGACTAGGATCGATAGGTTGGTGTTATCGGTCCTTAGCTGGGGGCTAGACTGGAACGCCCTCGACGCTTCTGCGTGCACCTACACGACGGACGCGGAGACCCGTCACGCGAAACAAACTTGCCCACTTCCAGCCGGAGGCACTGGCAGACGCCGCGTGCCGTCTCCGCCCGGCTCGGGGTGGGCTTTTGGTATTCAGGAGGCCAGCAGTCATGAAGACCCGCTTCCGCGTTTGGGACGGCTCAAAGATGGTGTATCCAGTTGGGGATGATCGTTACTGGCTGGATTTTTACAGGGGAGGACGGGAGTGGACTCTCTGTGAGAGCGACAGCGAGGCCGGGCGTTGGGTGGCAGCGCATTCGGATGATTTGAATGCCAGCTTGATGTGCTCTACTGGCCTCACAGACGCCGAGGACACGGAGGTGTGGGAGGGGGATTACCTCCAAGAGCGAGACGGCGACCTGTGGAGGGTCTACTGGGTCAGTGGAATGTTTGCCGTCCAGCCTGTGCGAAGTGAGCGCTGGGAGGCCTGCCAGTCCTTGGGTTGGCTACTTCGGAAGAAGGGCAATTTGGAAGTCACCGTCATCGGCAACCGCTACGAGCACCCCGAACTAACGGAGAAGGTGAGCGCGTGATGGATGATTTCCAGATGGACGTAGGCGAGTAGAAGTTGGTGGAGGTACATGTGCCAGCGACCGCCAGTTCGGCGTATACCACAGAAACGGTGTCGGTTGGTGGGCTCAAAAGCATAACAACCTCAGCCACGTTCCCCGATCCGCCCAAACTCGCCAGCAAGATTGCCGAGCAGAGCGGGCGGCTATCAAGTCTTCGAACCGTTGATCTCGGCGGCGGCCAATACGACATGTACCGGGTCGGCCCGATCGCGGGCATGACCGGACGGCATCACTGGTGGATTGCCGTCAGGGGCTACGGCATCGAGTGCATGGACAGTCTAGAGCACGAGGTGCACTACGAGGCCGACAGTCGCACCGTGAGCGTGATGGGGTTCGTCTTTCGCTTCCTAACGAACGAAGGAGGTAGCGCGTGATGGATGACCTTATGGATGGATTCCGGTTTCCTGCCGACCCGCGCGGGTTTCAGTCGGCGTGTTACTGCCGCTGCCGTTTGCCGACGGAAGACCGCGCAGGCATCATGCGCCGCACCGCCGACGTGGACGCCGACCTCCTGCGCACCGCCGAGATCCGTGCACTGACAAACCCGAGCTCATGAATTACAAGCTTTTCGGTTGGTTTTTTGTTGCCTTCGGGACGATACTTGGGATGGCATTCAACACCATCTTTTGGAAGACTGCAACAGGTGCCGGTTTCAGGCAGCCACAATCCGTTTCGGATTGGATACTGTTTGCGTGCGCAGTCGTAGCTTGTGAAATGATCACGACTTTGGCCCTTTACATTGGGAGGATTCACGTTAGGAGATCCGGGCCTGAAACTTGACGCCCCGACGCCCCGTGTGTACGTTATAAGTAAATCTCGCGCGCCCCGGACGCGACGTATCCGGTAGACATTCTGCGACCTGGCGCCCGTCAAGGCGCTGCCGCCCATCTGGAGGGCCGGTTTCCCGACGCTACCGACGTAACTGTCGTTGGTGGCGTGGGGAGGCCGGCCCTTTTTCTTTTGCTTCGACCCGCGCTTCCGCTGATGCCCTGGACCATCGTAGACGGCCATCCGGACTGCGACGACGATCAGGTCGCCGTCGTGAAGGAGGACGGCGACGGCAACGCCGACATGGACGAGCTGGAGGGGTGCCACGATAGCGAAAGCGAGGCTGAAGACCAGATCGCGGCCCTTGAAGCCGCCGAAGACGACCGGTCGGTGGTCGAGGTGCTCCCTGAGGCGCTGGACAGCAAGCAGGATGTGCACCGCGTCCTCGCTCGCGTCGTCAACCGCGCCGCCGAGGACGTGGACCTGAGCCCGCCGGTCGCCGTCCAGAACGCCGCCGCCTCTGCACTGAACGCAAAGGACGAATACGACGAGATTGCGGATTGTGGCACTGGTCGGGGCGAGCAGCGCGCCGAGCAGATCGTGGAAAGCCGCCTGAGCCCGGCCGACTTCGTGACGCGGGAGAATGGCACGCCCATCCCCGCCTACCTCAAGTCGCACCGAGGCGACGTGACCGCCGACGGTACGCCCACGAATTGGGGCGAAGAGGAGTGGACCGACGGCTGCGGCAACGTGCAGTACGCCCTCTGGGGCGGCACGGGCACGGGCACGGGCCTACAGTGGTCGCAGGAGACGGCCAACCGCATCGCCGAGGAGATGGACGAAGACATTCCCTACCCCGACGCTCGGGGCCACGCGCTTTCACAAGACGAAGACGCCGACATGCCCAACCGAGAAATGAGCCTGTCGGACCGGGTCAGTGCGGTCCGCTCGACGTTCTACGACCGTTACGACGACCCGGACGGCACCGGCGCCTGGTGGTACGTGCAGGAGGTCTACGAGGCCCGCATCATCGCGATGGCCGACCACGAGGGCGGGACGCTCTACGAGATCACCTATGAGATTGAAGAGAGCCCGGACGGCATCGAGGTTGAGTTTGCGCCAGAGCAGGAGTGGACGGTCGTGGTGCAGGAGTACGTGCCGGCCGACGAGGAGATGGAGCGCCTTCGCGCCCAGAAGCGGGAGCTGATCGGCACGGGCACCGCCGAGGACGGCGGATGCGGCTGCGGGCAGCGGGCCGACGTGGACGAGCTCGAAGAGGGCGTGATCGTCACGTGGGGGCCGGACAACGCGCCGCGCTACGGCGCCGTCGAGGAGGTGCACACCGAGGGCGAAGTGAGCTCCGACTCCGGCGCGGAGGAGGAGACGACGATGGAGGCCAGCGAGGACAATCCGGTGATCGAAATCCAGCACTGGAGTTACGACGACGAGGAGGCGGAATGGATGGAGACGGATACCGTCACCGTTCACCGCCCCGACAACCTGCAGGTTCTTGAGGAGCTGCCCGAGCGCGCTGCTCGGTCGTACCGCCGCTTCCGCGAGCGGGTCACCGATGGGGAGGGCACGCTCAACGAAAGCGTGCTGCCGGCCGACAATTACCGCTCGACATCGACCGACTTCCGCCAAGCCGATGACGAGACCTACACCTTTGAGATCAACAACGACGAGATCGACCGGCACCGCACCATCATCGAGCCGGAGGGGCTCCGCGTCGAGCACTTTCGAGACGACAATCCGGTCGTTCTCTGGCAGCACGGCATCGATCCGATGCGCGGGGAGTTGCCCATCGGCCGCGTCGAGCAACTCAACTACAACGAGAGCCGCAACGCCTGGATTGCCCGCATCCGCTTCAACGAGGACGACTTCTCCCAGCGGATTCGGCAGATGGTCGACGACGGCTATCTGAACATGTCGAGCATCCAGTTCGACCCGAACGGCTCCGAGATGCGGGAGGAGGACGGCGACCGGGTGCGCGTCTACACGGACGCCGAGCTCCTGGAGGTGTCGATCGTCTCGATCGGCTCCAACCGGGGCGCCCTGCACGAGCGCTTCCTTCGGGAGCTGCAGGGAGAGGAAGCGGAAAGCCGCAACGAGGTGCTTCAAGACCTACAAAACGAGTTCATCCAGCTGCTGGAGGGTGTTCGGGAGATGCAGACCGCCCAGGTCCAGCAGATGCGCGCTTTGGCCACGGCCAACGCAGCGCCTGACGAGGTCCCCGCCGGTGCCACGGCCCCGGCGGGCGCTGAGGACGGTCCTGCGAGCGCTGACGGTGCCCGCTCGGGCACTGGCTCCGAGGACGAGCCCAGCGACGGAGGCGACGCTGATACCGAGATCCGCCTCCCCGACGACCCTGACGAGCTGATGCGCTACCTGGAGACCCATCCGGACGCGATGGAGCGGGTAGCCGATCGCGTCGAGGGCCGCATTCGCGACACTCTCAAGAAGCAAGGACGCGCCTAAGAGCGCACATCCCATGAAACACCAGTACCTCACATACCGAAACCGTGGGAAGACGGTGATCGGGGCCGCCATCATGGCCCTCGCCTGTGCCGTGGCAGGCGTAGCGATCGTCCACGGCGACGCCTACGGCATGGAGATGGCCTACCAGCCCGATCTCCTGACGCAGACGGTGGACTACGTCGGCAACGCGGCCACCGCCCACGCCGACAACGGCATCCTCGCCGCAAAGGGTGCGACCGCCGCCACCGGCGCCACCGAGGAAGGGCGCGACGCCGTCGACGAGTTGGCTGATAACCTGATGGAGCGAATGGGGCTCGTGGACGAAGACCCCGAACCGGAAGGCGAGACTCGGGCCGTTCCTGAAGGACAGGAAACCCCAGTGCAGCAGATCTCCGAGGATGTTGGGATCTTTGACGGCTCAAATGGTGAGAGCCTTGCGACCGTCTATGACCTCGATTCGGGCTCGCTCCGCGCGCCATTCGTCCCTGGTATCGTCGACGTGACCGCCGTCAACGAGGGTTCGGAGATCAGCGGGGCGGACTTTGACCCGAACTCGGTGGACCTCCGCCCGAAAAAGTGGGCCGGCATCACACCCTGGTCCAATGAGATGACTGAAGAGGTGGGTGCGCAGTTTGTAGAGCGCCTCACCGAAGCGGTCGGCATCGGATTCGGGAAGGCCGTCGACGAAACCGTACTGATCGCCGACGGCTCGGCGACCTATCACGGCATCACTGGCCTCTTCAACGACGCCGACATCCCGAAGCACACGATCTCGTCGGACAGCGTCGACGACATGACGCTCAACGACTACCGAAACGTCGAAGAGGTCCCGTCGCCGTCCCTCGACGAGAACGTGCGCGTGCTCTTCCACCCCAACGTGCGAGGGACCTTCCTTCGCATGACCGACCAGGGGGGGCACATCTTCCGGAACCGATCGGAGCTGCCGGAACGGCTGGCGTACACTGAGGCCATCCAGACGAAGGGCAACACCGGCGCCAACGAGGTCTTCGGCGTAGCCGGTGACTTCAGCTACGTCGTCATTGCCCGTATCGGCGGTCTCATGATCGACACCCTGACGGAAGGCCAGATCAAGGACGCTGAGGGCGATGTCTTCAACCTCGCCACGCAGGACGGGCAGGCGCTTCGGTTCAAGAAGCGCTGGATGGTGTCCTTCCAGAACGTGGACGACCTGGCGTTCAAGCGGGTCGAGACCGGCTCCGCTTCCGGAAGCTAACCGGTAGCTTGAGCGGGACTCGCTGATCACCTGATGAGGGAGCCCCGGCCGAAAGGTCGGGGCCCGCCTCATTCGTTTTGACCTGACCGACACGCAACAGACGATGGGCACGACGCACCCCTACTACACCTACAAGATGAAGACGCGCGGCTCCACGCGTGGGGCGGAAACCGACCGCCTGCACAACTGGGTGCCCGGCGACACCTACCGCGTGCCCGAGGACGTTACGGACGGCGAGTTTCGGCACCTGAACCCCAACGACTACGAAATCATCGAGCGCACCGACGCCATGAGCCGAGGCCCAACCCAGAACACCGCCATGTCCGGCAAGACGACCGCCATGAGCGGCGAGGATACCGGCATGGAGACCGAGTCCTCTGAGGCGGAGGAGGACAGCGGCCCCGATGAGGAGGCGTCCTCCGAGGACGACGATGACGACGGCTTATTCAGCACGCTGACGGCAGTATGGAGTCTTGGCGAGAGCGCCGGCGCTGGCTTTTACTACGCCCTCTACGATGGAGAGCGCGTCGAGGACGAAAGCAGCCGCAGCGGGTACAACACCGTCGGCCGCGGGAAAGACGAAGCGAAAGCTGAAATTGATCGCCGCAACGAAGAGGGCGTGACGCCTTCGGAGGTCGTCGGATGAGCGCCGCTGACGACGGAGCCTTTGTGGTCGGCACCGGCACGGGGCGCTGCGGGACGAGCTCGCTCGCTGCGCTTCTGGATAGCCAACAGGGTGCCGACGTCACCCACGAGCGGTGGCGCAGCCGCGTGCCCTGGACGGAAGGGCAGCACTGGGCGCGCTCGCTGGTCGAGGTCGCACAGGAAGACCTTGCGGCGGGGCCGCAGATTGCCGGCGATGTGGCCTTTCAGTGGCAGTGGTACGCCGAGGGCCTGATGGAAGCGGGCGCCCGGATCGTGTACCTGAAGCGAAGCTGCGAGGAGGTCGTCGAGAGCTTCATCCGCAAGAGCGGCCCCCGCAACAACTGGCAGCCGTGGCCGGCCCTTTCTGAGGACGAGCGGTTCCGCTTTCACGAGTGCTTCCCCTCGTTCGTGGCCGAAGGCAAGCGGGAGGCGCTCCGCATGTACTGGCACCTGTCGGTGGGGCGGGCTCAGGACCTGGAGGCCAGGAACGAGGCCTTGGCGGTCTTTCCAACCGAGGCGCTGAACAGCGAAGACGGCGTCCGGGCGATCCTCGACCACTTGCACGTTCCAGAGCAGGCGCGTCGGCCGAAGACCGGCCTGCGCATCAACGTAACCCAAGGCGAACCGGTGACTCCATAATGCCCAATCCTGTAGAGGTCGGCTTATCAGTAGAAGCGCTTGATGAAGTGAAGGGGGGGCGCGTCGAAGATGATGACATCGCAATCGTCATCCCCGTCCATGAGCCGCACGTGGGGTACCTTCAGCACGCGATCGAAAGCGTGCTTGCCCTCGAAGAGACGCCCGCCGAGCTCGTCGTGGTCGAAGACGGACGCTGTGGGGCTGCACGAATTTGGGGGCGCTACGTACCCGCGATGATTCAGGCCGGCATCACGCCCTCGTTCCGGCAGCATCCAGCATCAAAGGGAGCGGCCGCCGCCCGCAACACGGGCATTCGGGCAACGACCACAAAATGGATTCTCTGCCTCGACGCCGACGACCGCCTCAAGCCTCACGCCCTGACCGCCTGGCGAGA